TCTTTATCGTAACCAAGTGCAGAAGATGCGCGTTTGATCTTACTTAGGGTTTCGTTAGTAAGCAAGAACTTTACTTCACACTCTGGCATAACGATATCTTTCTTAGGTGCAGAAAGCATCTCTGGATCAGAGTAGAAGTATTTCACGGATGATAATCCACTACCGTCTGATACGGTACAGAAGTTATCACCGAAAGTGATTGATGGACGATCCACCAATGATAGCACAGATAGGAATTCTGAGAGATCATATATACCGAAAGTATTCGGGAAGGTTTCTTCGATCTCTGCACGAGAGACGATATTCTTTGCTATCGACATAGTCTTTAGGACGTTACCGCCATTGACTACAATGTTTGGATTGATTGTCGAGAAGTTACGCAGAATCTCGACCGTGCGACTAGATAATTCCATTGTGTTATTCCTTATTAGTAGGTGACCATTATATAACAATACGACCCGTATGTCAAGTACTTTCTTTCATTCGACTGAAGTTTTTATCTTTAACGAAGGTTAGCTTACGTTCAAAGTGAGCATCCTCCAATTCAGTCTTGTGAGAGATTACAAACACGTTCGTATCTTCTTTCAGTGTGTCGATGATCTTCATAAGATTATCTACACCCTCACCGTCCAACGAAGAGTCGAACGTTTCATCAAGTATCAACAAGTTAGTTGACACCGAATTCTTCATCTTGGCAATCTGACGCCAAGTAAATAATAGGGACAAATCGATACGTTGTTTCTCACCCTCAGAGAACGAGTCATAAGAGAACGTGTCGCGGTATCTTGACCGGATGGTTTCATTAAAACTATCATCCAGTTCAAAGTGTACAAAGAAGTCCAGAATCTGCAAGTATTTGTTGGTCAACTCATTAATGACCGGAATATACTGACGAATAATCTTGGTCTTGATACCAGTATCACGGAGTAACTCGGCTGCGATACGATTATAAGATGCCTTCTCATTGAGGACATACTTCTCGTCGGTCTTCTCGTGAAGTTCGGTATCTAAAGTAGTCAAATCAGTATTCGCTTGACCCATATCACCAGAACTAGCAGCCATACCATCTAGATCAGAACGAAGTTTATCAACAGACCTCTGAAGTCGAATGATGGTCTGGTTATTATTATGCAGAGTATTCTGGTCAGCAAGACATTCTGACATCCGAGACTCTAGAGATACTATCTCATCTTCATATACTTTGCGTTGAACTTCTGCCTCATCCATAGTGGTCTTGAGTTCTTTCGCTTTAGTAGTCGCAGAGTTCTTTTTCTCTTGACGCAACTCTTCTGCGATATCTTGGTCACACGTAGGACAATGTTCATTATCATCAAAGAACTTTGCTTCCTTGACTACAGTCTTTACCTGATTCTTAAATTGTGCATAGTACTGATCTAATTTCTGTTTGTTTGCACGGACAGTAGACAAACTATCGGTAATGACAGGTAACAGTGTACTGACCGTCTCAGATAACGTACCGTTTGTCGCATTGAGTTCTTCGATCTCAGACTGGAGTTCAGAGATATCACTCTCTTTATCCTTACGCTGTTGAGTATTGATAGCAGTTAGATCACGGATATACTTCTTCTGTGCATTGATCTTAGTCTTAACCACTTCAATAGAATGGGTGTTGTTCTCAAGCTCGCCTTTAAGTATGGAAGTTTTCTCCTTGAGTAACATATTCATCTTGGAGAAAATGTTAATGTCAAGAAGGTCTTCGATCACGTCACGCCGAGAGGTGGAGTTGAGTTGCATAAACGGAACAAAAGACGACGAGCCTAGAACAACAATCTGGTGGAAACTCTTGTGAGACATCTGAAAGACGTTCTTCTCAAGAATATCTTGATACTCTCTCGCATGTGAACTCTGGTTGATCATACTACCATCTTTCCAGATTTCAAACTTAGCAGGTTTAATACCCCGCACCACACGATATTTTACGGTGTTTACACTGAAGGTTACCTCAGATACACAATCTTTATTGTTGATCGTATTGACCAACTGATTTTTAGTAATCTTACGATGAGCCTTACCAAACAGAGCAAACGACAATGCATCGAGCATTGTAGACTTTCCTGCACCGTTCTCACCAACAATTAAGTTAGTAGAACTGTCCAGAAAGTTTATTTCATTAAAATAGTTGCCTGTGGATAGAAAATTCTTCCAACGTAACGTTTCAAATTTAATCATGCAATTTCGACACTCTGTGCTTCAATCATTAGTTCGGATACTACAGCCTTAATACGTTCTTTGTCTAAGTCTGTTTCTACTTCTTGGATATAATTATACACTAAAGTTTCGGTGTCGTCAATAGTTATATCAGCATCCGAGACATTTTCTCCTCGGAATTCTTTGAAGTCTTCGGCAATCTTCAGCTCGTGGATCTTTTGCGACTGAATCTTGTCAACATATCTCTCAAACTTCTGCATATCAGATCGATTAGAAACTATCAACTTGACAAACTTACCATTCAGATAAGATAGATCTTCGAAGTAATTAATAGTGTCTTCATCATAATATATTTTATGAAATAGTGTGACCATATTCTGTACTGGGGTCATCTCACGAGTTTCTGTATCGTAGATGTGGAAGTACTTGGGGTCATGAGCATCGTTCCAGAAGAACTCCATCTGCGCACCAAGGTAAGTGATATTACCCTTGCTAGATTTAGTGTGGAAGTGTCCGGACAACACGGTTTCAAAACGTTCTAGAGGTTTTGGATCCATACCAGTGTGACAGACAATACCTTTATCCATCTCAAATCCTGCGAGTTCGAAGTGGCCACCAATGACATCGGCACCACAGTTCTCTAAGAAAGTTAGAATCTCTTTCTCGTTCTCTGGGCAAATCCAAGGTACAAGACCAAACTTAACACCACCATAATCACGGACGATAGGATCCATTAGGATGTCTACCTCATTGATGTAGTGACCCATTAACTCTTTCAAGGAGTTTAGTTCGATAGTATTCTTGAAGTATACGTCATGGTTGCCGGGAATTATATCCATATGGATATTATACTCTCGCAGCCTATCTAAGAAGATACGACGATTATGGTTCAACGCTTTGAGGTTGATGGTTTTTCGATTATCATAGTAGTCACCCAAATGTAGAATCTGGGTAATACCGTTCTCTAGGAGATAAGGAAAAAACTCTTCTGTGTAAAACCTCTCTTGATAATCCATGAAGATATCAGAGGAGTTTCGACACCCACAGTGGGTATCATTTAGTATGGCGATTTTCATAAAAGACTCAACTCAATTCGTATGACAGCTATTATACTACAATATGGGGGTTGTGTCAAGTCTTTTATTCTTCAATCCATCCTGCTAAATCAGAGTCAACGTTTACTGCTCGTCTCTTTCTTTTCTTCTCATCTTTCGCATACTGTTTGAAGTCGTCATCTGCATTCTTAACAACATCAATACGTTGACGCAAAGTATCTACAAAAGGAGAAGATTGTTGAAAGAAACCTTCACCGTCACCATCCATGAATGCGCTGATATCTGCTTCAGCAATATACTTCATCTTGATGTCTTGTTGTTTCTTTTCTTTTTGAATTCTTCGGAGGAAGGCATACCATGATATCTGGGTGAAATATGCGAATGCATTTGGCTTACCTGATCGAGTTGCAGCTTCAATATCATAGTTTTCAATTGCTTTAAGACAGTTTTCTACTGCGTCCATCACCATCTCTTCACGATAGGTGTAACGAACGAAATTGCCTTTATGGGAAAGACCTTCTGCAATCTTTAAGAAACAAGAAGCGATATAGTTAGTAACTACAGGACGTGAATTACCTTCAACTTCTGCTTCCTTAACGGTGGTGCAGTATTCTACTACGGCGTTAGAGAAATCTCTATTGCTTACGTAATGCGGTTTTTCTTTTGGTTTCATGATATATCACTCGATTAATTTAACCCTTATTATACTACATTTACCACGATGTGTCAATGCTTAAATATAATTTCTTTTTATCTTGACAGATGGTGTTTTATAGTGTATAATCTAGCTTGTAGTCCCAGAGGGGTATATACTAAATTAGTTGGATAACATTCCTGTTACATCAGAGTCTAACAGTCTAGTTTCTTTATCCATATCATCTAAAAATTCATCTAAAGACATTTCTTCATTAGAACTATCTTTGTAAGTCTCTTCGATATATTTAGCCATCTCTTTAATTGCCATAGAGTACTGATCTAACATCTCTTTGACAGGTATTGCTAGAGACATAATCTTATCAGTAAAAATGACTATGACATTCATAGGAGTGTCTTGATA